AAAGAGTTACTTTAATTAAACATTGACCTGCAAAACTTGATCCGTAGTTGGACAAGAAATAAGGAAAAGTTTTTCCATTTGAAACATTATAATAACTTAAACCATTATCATAAGAAACAGAAACAGTGGCATAACGACTTACAATTAAGCTTGTTGCAGACATATTTGTATATGAACCAGAATCCCAAGATATCTCAACTCCAGTAAAGTTTGGATATGATCCAACAGCTAGACTATATATCCAGGTACCTACAGTTGAATATGGAACTGTTGTATTTGCTAGTGTAATGCCTGTTTTATCAGCAACAGCATTTGAAAAAATTCCTTCACTATAAATATTATTGCTATTAAACTGTTTTGAAAAAACAAGTTGACCATCATTATTATCAAATGAAAAATGAGATACATTTGTTTGATTTGAATATAATGTTGGGTTTGAATCTTTATATGCCCAGAACATATGATTTTTTATTTCATTTGAAGATAAAGACCTGTCATAAAAAGCCAAACCATTTATAGTAAAGTATGAATTATTACTTGCAGGACCTACATTAAAAGTACTTGAAGAATCTGAATAAAATTGATAATTTGAGGGGATAGAAACTGATTCATCCGTTAAACCATTTACATATACATTCATAATCATATCTTTTACAGACACAAAAACGTGCAGTGGAGAATCCCATGAGTATATTTGCTTTTTAGTTGTAACACTTAATCCACCTGAAAAATAAAGAGTAAAATAAATAAAATCATTATTAGTATAGATTTGCATTCTGGTGCCAGATGCTGATTTGAGATTTATTATATTGCACGTATAATTTTGAGCTTGTGGCATTAATAGCCAAAACTCTATACCAAAAGATCTATTTTCGTATCCTTTTTGAAATACCCCGCCATTTGTTATTCCTGGAGCATAAGTATTATTTATCAAAATATTTGAACTTGAATTTATAAAGCATCCATTTACACTGGAGTCAAAACTTGAGTGAGCTATCAATGTAGTTATATCAGTAAAGCTTGGAGAACCCACAGTGTAAGCACCATGATTTCCAAAGTTTGAAACATCTTGTATTTGAGTTGCTGCTTCTTGAGCATAGGAAAATTCAGCATTTAAATAAGACTGATATGTTGAATAAAGTAATGATAAATAAGAATATGTTCTTGCAACAGACTGTCCATCAAGGGGCCAAAATGAAAGCGGGTTATCCCTTAATACCGCATCTTTATATGACATTTACGCTCCTATTAGCTAAGTCTGTAAGTAACCCAAGTTGTTGTTGCTGTACGAACAGACCTAAATCTTGCAGAAACGTTAGCTGCTACTGTAGTATTTCCAACATAAGTATGCGAAGTTCCTGCAGACATAGTTATAGCAAAAGCAACAGTATTAACAATACTCCAATCAAATGATACGTTATTAACAATTCCAGTTATTCCACCATCCATTAGGGTTCCAGTAGGTAATGTGAATGTTGCAGTATTTGTTCCTGTATAGTTAATTATTTCTGTCAGTAATTGTGCAATAGTTAATGTTGATGCACCGCTTGTAGATATTGTTGTAATTGCAGGTTGATAAAGATAAGTAATTCCACCTGTCATAAATACAGCACCTGCATGTGAAGTTGTTCCATTAATTGTAGTTGTTACAGCAGACCTACCAATTGCTAAACCAGAGGCATTTGTTCCACCAATTGTGATAGTTCCTGCAGTACCTGTTGCGGTACCAACATCAATTGTTACTGCACCTGAATTTGAAGTAGTTCCTGTTGCATTTCCTGATGAAAGAGCAAGTGCTACAGAGTTTGTTGATGTAGTTGATGTAGCATAAGTTTGAATAGGACCTTGAACAATCATATTTCCAGCGTTATCAATACGCATACGTTCTGTAATTGTACCTGAACCCATAGTGTAAATCTCTATATGTCCTGTAGTTGAGCTATCATAATACCCAGCAAACATACCATAGGTATTTGTACCATCACCGAATCTCAAGTATGATGAGGTTTGAGTTGAATTTGTTAAATCCCAAATATCTCCTGCTGAATCAATAAAGAATTGATTTGTTGACGCTGTTGAAAAATTTAAAATATTTGTTCCAGAGGAATACACTCCGAGTGTTGGTGCAGTACCTGTCGCTGTTATTGCTAAACTTGTTCCACTCGCTACACCAAGAGAAGGGGTAACTAAAACTGGAGAAACAGAAAATACTGCAGATCCTGATCCTGTCGCACTTGAAGATCCATCCCAGAATACGTTCCAAGCCGATCCGCTATCTGTTGTTGAAATTACAGTTGCTGTTATGCCTTGACCAGCACCTAGGGTAGCGATAGTTGTTCCACCATTACTTTGAATTGTGACTGAAGCATTTGTTCCTAAGTGGGTAATATTTACTATATCAAAATATTCACCTAAAGCTAGTGTTGCTGTTGAAGGTAATTTAACAGTATGAGTTGTTGATCCACTTGCTAGCAAATAAATTTGCTGATTACTAGTATTTGTTAATGTTGTTGTTCCACCAGAAACAGTTACTGTTGTATAGCCCATTAAAAAATTATTTATTACAGGAAGAGATAAGGTTGGAGAGGTTCCAAACACAAGGCTTCCAGTTCCTGTCTCATCAGAAATTACTCCTGATAGCTGTGCAGATGTTGTTGCTGCAAATTGTGAAAGATTTCCTGATTTAAGAGCAATAGATATACCATCAACCGCCGTAGCTAATGCCTGAATATCACGGGGAACATTTGGGGTATCCGTTAATTGTGGATAAGGCAAGCTAAAATTAGCAGTATATTGAGTGGTCATTGTTCTCCTATTATAGCGTATTTAGTATTTGAAGCATTATAAACGATAAGACATACTTAAAATAATTGTTTTTCTTCTATTTTTTGCTACAAAAGTAGATCAGATTGTGGCTTTACAGCAAATATACTGGCGTATGTTCCGTCCCAACGTACCCGACCTTTGCAACCCACATTATACTTAATTAAGCCATTCTCATCAGAACTAATACTATTAATATACCCGCTTATTTCAAAACCACTTGCAAAATGCTCTTGTCCATTTACAAAGATTCTCCATACCAGCTCATCGCCTTCTTTAGCATTAGTATTAAATCTTAACAGAATATCATCATATGGTCGCAAAATTCTATCTTTTAAAATTTTTAATATATAAACTAATTTGTTCATATGCCCAACTCCTTACGCTTTTGAGTTGCTGAAATTGATTCAATATCTGCACCCAAAGAAATTTGTTCAACTTTATATCCTACATCTCGCCCGTAAACAATATTAGTTATATTAGGCATTCTTACAACCATTGCACCATCCATAAACTCGTCTTTAGAAATATACTCTTTTACTTCATCAAATTTTAATGGATCTTTAGGACTAGTGTTAAATGTGTTTCTAACACCTAGCATAACCTGATTAGTTCTCTTCCCCGCTTCTTCATATAAAGCATGATGACCTTCATGCCAAGGTTGATAACGACCAAGCATCAAGGTTGTAGGTGCTGACCAATCATGTAAATTAAATTTTTGTATAACATATGTAGATTTTTTATATTCATCTAAATCGTGCGATTCAAACTTAATATCATATTTTTCTGGCTCAACAAACATTTTGTTTGTATCATCAAAACGACCTGATTCAATAGTATTCATCCAAATTAAAATATCTGGCTTACCAAAAGATTCACGAGTTGCTGGTGTAGGACAAATAAAATCTACCACAACATTTAAGCCTTGACCTGATAACATTTTTGCCATCTCGCCCATACGACGAGCATGTTCAATACGATCTTCAATTGTAAACCCTAAATCCGAATTAATTGTTGAACGTACATAATCTGCATTTAAATGAACTGCATTAATTCTATCTGAAAGTGCGGTAGCTAATGTTGTTTTTCCACTGCCTGGCAAGCCTATAATTTGTATAATCACTTGTTATCCTTATCTATTATCATAAAACACTGAAAGTGCTGCTCTTGGTTCTGAACAAGCAACTGTATGAACTATACCTTTAGGAACAAATAAAACATCCCCAGGTGCGACGTTGAATGATATCAAACACTCCGAATCATTTCCTTTTTCATATATTTGCCATTCTACATTTCCTATGGCTTGCCAATAAAAGCTATCTCTTGTATCATCATGAATTGGTATCTGCTTTTGATTACCTATAAAGTTAATCAAAGTGCAACCTCCATCATTTTCTCTTCCAAAAAGATTATCAGTTTTATATGTTATTTCTTTCCACTGTGAAAAACAATCACCTTGATTAGCATAATACCCAGCCAAATAAAATTCATCCCAAATTTGTAAAGCACCTATTAATTTTACAGGACTTGATAATGTTAATTGTTTATTTTTTTCAAGAAAGTTACAGTGTGATATAAACTCCTCCCATTTAGTATTTGAAGGAATAAAATCTTTAATATGAAGTAAATCAATATTATTTTTTGCATTTTTTATTAATTCACTATTAATCTGATCAGGAGAAATACTTAAAACAGCATTCATTGATTACATATTCCCATCTGCACGACCCAAAACTGGACTATCGTTATATGGGGCAAAGCTGCCATCACCTCTTGGATTTTTTACATCTTCTTGTATAGGATCATCTGGCATTCTTTTACCCCAGTAGCCTGCTGGATAGTGATATGGAGCAATTGGATTATCTGTTCTAGTAGGGAGGGGATTTTGATTATAATTTCCCTGTATAGTAACCAAAGATGCCATACAAAATCTATTACCCTCAATAACTTTCTTAACTCCGTGTCTTGTATTACCATCATGTAAAACCATAGACCCTGCTTTTGGTTTATAAGAAAAGTTATAATCTGGATAATAAATTTCTCCACCAGTGTAGTCGTCATTTGGATAAACAACAGCACCCCACATAATTGGTTTTTCCATGTGGCCTTGGTTATCTATATGAACAAACATCTCTAACTCTTTATCCCCGCCAAATTCTATTGGGCTTGAATTTGGGTACATTCTTATAAGATTAGGTGACGCTGGCTCCCAATTATCAACATGATCGTTTTCATTTAAAAATGATGAAACCCTATCTTTAATATCGGATATTATTGGTTTAATTTCATCAAGCGATTTTTCATATCCTGGAGTTAAAGTAACTTGATATTCATTTAAAAGCCTTTTTCCCCAGTATGCAAAATCATGTTCTATAAGTCCATCATAGTTAAAATTTCTCATAAGGTCATCAACCTTTTTTATTTCTTCTTGACTTAAGAAATCTTCAACGATTAATACGTTACCATCACAATGACTTTCAATTTTCAATTCAACACCTCTCAATAATTTCTTAATATTGCATTCTGTCTTCTAATTTTATCATGATTTTCAGAAGGTTCTTTTAAAAACCAATGTTCTGAATCAACAAAAAAGAAAAAAACATTACATACTACATTATACTCTGGATTTGGAAATTTTTCTCGCCAGTGCCTCTGTTCTTCTCCGTAGTATAAAACAGCTTCATTTTCCATTAAAGTATAAGGCTTACCTTCTATATATAGATCCCAGGGTTCTTTTTGATAAACGCACATATCAATACTATATTGACAAGCATTTACGTCTCTATGCTTTTCTAGAGATGCGTCCCCGAAATACCAAGAACCAAAATTAAAAGATGGGACTATGCTTGGATTTTCAAAAAAATCTCTTGCAAAATCAGTAAGTTTTGTATGTAATAGATTTAGTATATCTGACCCACCAAATTCATACCTATTAAACTGTTCGCTGAAATTAGTTGATGTTTTATCTAATCCGACAACATAGTCTTGTAAAGTTTTAAAGTCATCTTTTGATAAAAAATTAGAAAATATTACTGGATCTTTCATTTTATCCTCTTCTGGTGGTCTTGGTATTTATTTCCATCTGAATGTAATCCATTAAAATATCTTCTCCCCGCCATATGTGGTTTTTCCTTATCTGTCCCATTTCTTTCTACTCCTAAAGACATAGACTCCTCTAATTCTTTTTCATAAGATTCTTCACTGAAAAAATCTGTAACATACCCTAATTCAAAATTCTCAACAAAATATCTTTGAATTGGAATGAATGCTCCTATGGGGTCTCCCTTATTAATAGTTATTAATCTATTTGGTACAGTTACTTTTAAATTAAAAGTAAAATCTCTTCTTATCTGATCTGTTTCAATAACACCAGTCATTGATGTACATCCTTCTATAAACATATTAGGAGGTTGAATTGTCATTAAATTAATTCCTATAGGGGTTTTAAGACTGAAATGATTTTGAATAGTAACTACACCGTTTCTAAAACCATTTATTATATTTTGCTTTTCGGCACCTTCTTCATCTAAAAAATTAATCTCTGCATCATCCTTTGTACCGTTCCAAAAAACAGTAAAATTTCTCATAGATTTTACTAAAAACCCATACTGATTACCAATTCCTATTGGTAAACAATAATAATAATGTGGATTAAACCAATCTCTTGTTGGTTTATTTTTAAGTGGTTCTATAATTTCATCAGAATATCCAGTTTTATTATTTCTATCTATTGGTACTACTATAATTTTATTATTTGGAACAAGATTACCTGGCTCATTAATGAACATTCCAGTCTCCTTCAAAAGATTTATCAAACGACCAAAAAGAAGATATAGTGTACCTAATAGAGCCTTCCACCTTAGTTACACCATGCATATGATCTTTTGTTCCTGGATGAAAAGCTAAGGATCTGGCTTTTGGTTTTATTAAAAATTTATAGTCTGGATAGAACAGTTCTCCTCCTTCATAATCTTCATTTAAATATAAAACAGAGCCAAAATCTCTATGTGCGAACCATTTTAGATCTTCCTGAATATCTTCTCCATATATCATATCATCACAATGTGGTGATTGTTCGTTTCCTGGAAACCATCTTACTGCTTGTATCATATCAGCATAAATATCTTGATTAATCATATATTCATTTTTGATAACCAATTCAATTCTATCTTTTATATCCAAAAAAAGGTTTGCTACATCTGGATATTTTTTATAAAAAAACCCAAATCCAAGAGTCCTGTTATCCCAAATATTATCTTCTATCTTTGTCCAATTTTCAATATCTTTTAAAATACTTAATATAAACTGGCATTCTTCTTCAGTAATAATATTATTTATAACTTTAGCTTTAATCATTACTTACACCAAATATTCATTCTCAAGAATATCACAGATTATATGAACTCTATCTTGATCACTATTATTGCTTACAGAATGTGGTAACGAGTTATTAATCTCATACCAGTTACCGACCTTCATATTTATACTCTTTCCAAATACCGTGAATAAAACTTTTTCATTAGTAATAATTGGAACATGTACTCGTCTAGCTGTTGAAAGAAAATCTGAACTATCAACATGAGGGGGAATATTACTATTTTTATGCATTTTTATAACTTCACATCTAACAACTTTGCCATTATAAAAATCTTCTAATTCTTTAAATACTGATAATAAAGCATCCATAGCTTCTTTATTTTTAAAAGAATTTACTTCCTTTATTTCAAGAGGTTCCCCACGAAACCAAAGATAGGAAGCAAATCTAATTTGAAACATTTCTGTATCTCTATGCGTTGATATAAGATTTTGCCTTGATGTATCCAAAAGCCATTCTTCATTTAAATCATTAACCTCTTTAATAAGAGCATAAATATTTGTTTTAATTTTTTTATCCATGAATTGCCAAGTCGTGTCTTTAGCGGTAACTTTTGACATAATCATATAACTCCATATCTATATTATTAATCTCTGCAATTAGCTTTCTTTTACTTTCTGGAACATTTATTTTTATGACATTATTAGACAGACTTGTGCCTTAATCATTGAATTTTCATTCAATTCTGATTTTCATGAATTTTACCTTCTTCAAAC